CGTTCCTCGCGGCCTTGTAGGCCGTGTATTCCTGCAATTGGGAGAACGGCCACTGGTTGAGCATGTTGCGGCGTCTTCTGCCGGTCTTGGTTCCTTTCCTCGCCTGACGGCGGATGTACGCCAAGTCCTCGAACGCTATGACGTTGATGTCCGGAGTGCTCGCAAGTCGTTTGGACGCGCAATGGTTAACGTCGCGGATGAACCGCTTTTCCCTCAGTTTCATCGCCTTCAACCGGCGGTGGGCGCTTCGGGTGCCTTTTTCCTGCGATGTCTTCCTGTCATACGCGTAGCGGCGTCTGACTCCCTGCATGTGTGAGTATGATGTCACACCTCCCCTCGAATCCATGGCGAGGGAATGCTGTCCCAAGTCCACGCCCAACACGTCGCCGTGTCCTGTTGACATGGTTGGGGGAATCCGGTAGACGAGCATGATGCTCGCGCTTTCGCCGTCGGAGTCGAGCACGAGCTTCGCCGCGTTCAACTTACGGTCGGGGTATCTTCGGTCGAACCATTCGGGAACGTCCGGCAACAGTATCCGCTGTCTCTTCTCACCATGTGTGACGCTTAGCGACAGCAGGTCGCCGCGTAGGGACATGACCCTCAAATCGTAGTTGATGAGATTTTAAGCCCGCAAACCCGGTATTTCAATGCCGGGTTAGGGCGTCCTCTACAGCTTTACATATGGTAACTAATATGCTAACATTATCCCTATGAACACAAGTGGCGAACGGTTTACATATGGTAGGACTTCGGTATACAATCTGAACTACCACATCATCTGGTGCACAAAATACCGTCGCAAGGTGCTCAAGAACGGAATCGACTCGGATTTGAAGACGATTCTCAAGGAGATAGCCGACGAGCACGGCTACCGCATTCCCCACATGGAGGTCGGCTTGGACGACCATATCCACCTGTTCGTGTCCGCTCCGCCGAAAATCAATGTGAGCAGTATCGTCAAGCAGTTGAAGGGCACGTCCAGTCTCAGACTGTTCTCCATGCACCCCGAACTGAAAAGCCAGTACTGGAAACGGAAAGGCGAGAGGAGCCTGTGGTCTCCCAGCTACTTCGTAGAGAGCATCGGAACCACCAATGAGCAGGCCGTCGCCAAGTACATCGACAACCAGAGGGCGAAGGAGCGTGAGTCCGAATGACCATACGCAAGGTAGCCCAGCGAATACCGTTCACGCCATCGAAGACTCAGGCCGCGTTGTTGGAGCGTTGCTTCGGTGACAGGCGCTTCGCCTACAATCAGCAGGTCGAGGCGTTCAACACGTATGACAAGGAGACGAACCCGAAGCCCGCGTATCCGAACGTGACCGAAATGAAGAACGCGAACAAATGGCTCAAAGACAGTCCCATACCGTCCAACGCGTTAAGCAACGCCATTATGGACTTCCGCAAGGCGCAATCCGCGTACTTCCGCAAAACCCAGTACGGGAAGCATCGTCCCCGTTTCTCCTCGCGGAACGACAACATCCAATCATTCCGCAACACCATGCCCATACGACGTATGGAGGGGAATCGGTATCCGCTGTCGAGGAAGCTCGGCTCGGTGCGTATCCGCAAACGCGACCGATTGCGTTACCCAATCGAATCATTGTCCAGCTGGACGGTGAAACGCGAGAACCGCACCTACTATCTCGTGCTCCTGTTCAACGTGGACGTCCACCCGAAGACACCCGTCGAAGGACAAATCGGCATCGACTTGGGCGTCAAGGACTTCCTAACCCTGTCCACCGGCGAGAAAATCAACTATCCGAACCGGATGAAGACATTGGAGGAACACGTCATATGCGAGCAACGTAAACTATCCCATAGGAGGAAAGGGTCGAACAATTACCTTAAGCAGAAACAGGCTGTAGCGAAAGCGTATGCCAAGCTCCGCCACTATCGTGACAACTTCCAACACCAATTGTCCCATAGGCTGATTGAAGAGAACCAATTCATCGGCATGGAGACGCTGGCGGTGCGGAACATGACGCGACGGGCGAAGAAGAAGCTCGACAAGAACGGCAAGCCCATGCGTAATGGACAGTCACGCAAACGCGCGATGAACTGTTCCATACTCCGCGACGGCTGGAGGGGTCTCATGGACAAAATCTCCTACAAGGCGGAATGGTATGGCAGAACGTTCATTCGCGTGGACAGATTCTATCCGAGTTCCAAACTTTGCCATGAATGCGGACACAAGTATAAGGAACTGGTGTTGTCGGAACGCGAATGGACTTGCGAAAACTGCCAAAGCCGACATGACAGGGACATTAACGCCGCGTTGAACATTCGGGACGAGGCAATACGCATCAGTCAAGAAAACAAATAACCAGAAAAAGGGGAACCGACCGACAATCGGGGATAGCCTGCTAAAAATAGGAAGCCTCTGCCATCATACGACACGCACGACGGCAAGCAAGCCCAGTTCGCAGGAATCCCGTGATTTCAATCACGGGAGTGTCAAGAGATGCTGAACCGTATGCTGAATACGACTATTCAGCTTAGGGGCTGGTTTGACGCGAAGGAAGAACAAATACTCGCTGTGGGTAACTATCGGATTTTCGATTTTGGCGAGTTTCATTTCCATGATGGCAACTCTTCCGAGAAAACATATATTAGGTTCTCCGATTTGCTTTGGCAGATTCTTACTGAAAATTGTGTTCCTTTGAGCAGAGAAATCGCCACCCAATTAGGACGTTCCCCTAGAGCCTTGGACATCTATCAGTGGCTTGCATATCGAACATATGCTCTAAAAAGCCCGCCGTTATATCTTGGGAAAACCTTCGAAGCCAGTTCGATTCAGTGGATACGCCTATGTATTCTTTCAAACGGAATTTTTGCCGGTCGTTGGGGAAGGTGTCGGAGGCATGGCCGGAACTAGCGACTTCCGTTGGAGAAAATGAATTAACACTCTATCCCAGCAGAAGCTCCCTCACATCAGCGAAGAAAATAGGACATGCCGTTGAAAGGAAAGAGATTAATCCAGTGAGAGAACCCTTCACCGGAATGAACCCATTCTAAAAAAAGGGGCACCAAATCGGTGCCCCATTAACGTTGGAGAATAGAAAAGGAGGAAAAGGTCAGGCCGCTACGTCGTTCATCATGGCGAAGTTTTGTGCGTCGGTCATGTCCCATGCGGTGAATTCGACTTCCTTCAGGGATTTGTCGTAGCCGCAGTTGCGTAGCGCGTAGCGTGCCGCCGCGTCGATTCCTTTGCCGTAACCGCCTTCGGCTTCCGCCTTGTCGCGGAGTTCGGCGATACCGTACAAGGCCCTGTCGATAGCCATGCCCGCCATTTTCGTGACGGGATTGTCGGCGCTGATGGAGAACGGCTGCCAGTCGCATGCGCCGGTCTTCTCGAACACCCAGAACTGCATCGCCACAGGCTTGCGTTTGGTGCGTTTGAAAGCTTCCGGAGGACAATTACCTACGGCCTGACGGTAGAACGAAGCCTGAATGTGGTATCCGTAGTCGATGACATGCTTGTGGAAGTCTTGGGCGCTGGCACTGCTCGCGGTCTTCAAATCCACAAGATAGTCCACGCCGGTCGGAATCAAATCCGGTTTCGCCTTCAACCCCAAGCCGGTCTTATCGTCGGTCCATACGATGCACTGTTCGCACGTGCCTTCGCCGATGAGGTCGTACATGTCGGGACGGGAGTCGATGATGTTCTGCTTCATGCGTTTCAGCAACTGCATGTCCTTGTAGGAGACGACGATGTTGCCTGACGCTTCCTGCTCGTCACGCCACGTTTTGTTGGCTTTGGATTGGAACGTCTGTCCTTCATCAAGACATACGACCTTACTGGTGTTCAACAGGTATGCGTGGAATGCGGTTCCGAAACGCATCGCGTCCGTCGGCGTATGGTCTCCCAACAGCCGGTCGTAAGCCCATTCCTTCGGATTCTTCAGGAACGCTTTCAACTGGCTTTGGTCGAGCGCGTCCATGGCGAAGTACTCTTCGTCGGTCGCGTCGATGATTTCGGCTTGACTCATGAGGGTTACTCCTCTTCGTCTCCGGTGATGGAAGTGTCTTCTCCACGGGCTTCCGCGTCGGTCTTGACTTCATCCTCGCCGGGCAGATGCACTTCGACCTTGTTGGTTTCGGTGTTCTGGAAGATGACCGGCTCCTCATAGTCGATAGGCTCGTTGGTCTGCGGGTCGAACTCCGGCTGGAGAACCATATTGTCCACATAGTTGTAGTGGTTGCCGTCAGCTTCGGCCTGAGCGCGGTTGACGTTCTCCCAAGCGTCCTCCCAAGCGGAGTATTCTTCGGCGTAACCCGGGTATGGTTCGATGTTGCGGCACTCCCATGCGATTACCTGCTCGTTGGTGACGGGCTTGGACGGGACGAACACGTCGGTCAAATCCTCTGGAATCGGAACGGTGTAGGAGGCCCGTTCCTCCGCCAGCTCCTCGTCGGTCGGCGGGAGTTGGAATTCCACTTTCTGCTTGCCGTAGTCGGTTGCCATTTTGGTCTTCTTTCTGATTTGTGCGGACAATTCCAAATATTCGACGGTTTCCAACCACATGCCGTGCGGCATTTCGAGTGGGTTTTTCTCCCACCGTTTGTATGTGCTTGTGGATACGTCCAATATTTCGGCTGTTTCAGCCTGTGTTTTTCCCGCTTGTATTCGAAGGTTGCGCAGTGAGATGTTTCCCATTGGTTTGGCAACTCCTTTCCTACAAGTTTCAACCCAACTATAGCATGGGTTCATATTTGAACCAAATCATACGATTGGGCATGCTGAAAAGTGTTGGAATATAAAGGAACACGCCCAATTTCACAATGGTTCAAATATGACCTATACTTGGACATGTCCACATAAAAGAACTGATTCCCCAACTTTCCAAGTCAGACCATGTTCCCAACTGTTTCCCGAATGGAAAAGGTTTACGCCTGAATTACGTAAGTAAAGGGAACGAAAACCAAAAGGAGAAAGCCAAAAATGGCAGAGCAGTCCGTATCAGTGCCGTCCACGCTCGACGTGTTCCTCCCCCACATCACTCTGGGACGTTGCTCCCTGTTCGAGCCTTACGTGTTCAAGCAGGCGGACGACGACAAGAACAAGGACAAGACGCCCAGCAAACCGTCCTACATGTTCCGTGCGATTCTCGACAAGCGTCGCGACCGTACCGTCATCAAGAAGATTTCCGACTATCAGAACGCGTACATCGAGGAACTGAAGGCCAAGCGCATGTTCGACAAGCGTGCCGCAATCCACTTCGCTCTGGTCGATTGCGATACTGAGGAGGTCGAGGATAGGGACACCGGCGAACTGGTGGTCATGTCCGAACGAGACTCCTCACTGAGGGGCAAGTATCTGCTTTCCGCCAAGTCGCGCGCGACCGAACCGCCGAGCGTCGGCTGGGTGGACGACAAGAACGTCCTGCACCCCATGCCGAAGCATTTCATCGTGAACGAGGAAGACCCCGACTCCGTCGAAGAGTTCGAACGTCGACTCGACTTCTGGAAAGACAAGGTGTATGCGGGACAGTATGCGAGTGCCGTGCTTCGTCTTTCCGGCTGGCATCAGGCCAAGATTGGTCAGGGTGTCACCGGTCGAATCAAAAGCGTCGTGATTATCGGCGGTGGCACTCCGGCTGGAATCATGTCCCTTGAGGACGCTTTCACCGAAGAGCAGATTGCTGAAATGGTTGCTTGGCGCGACCGCATGGTGCCGGATTACGAGTCCGGCGACGACCCGTGGAACAAGCGTGTCAAGCTTCGCTCCAACTCCAACGAGGATGATTACGACGGTGAGGAGGACGAGGAAGAGGAAGCACCGAAGCCGCGTCGCAAGACCAAGACCACCCGTAAGACGAAGCCCGTCGAACCGGAAGAGGATTACGAGGTTGAGGAGGACGAGGAAGAGGAGGCTCCCGCTCCCCGCCCACGTAAGACCCGCAAGCCTGTGGAGCCGGAACCTGAGGAGGATTACAACTCCGATTTTGAGGATGGAGCTGACACCGAGTGGTGACACTCGAAGGTTTAGAACCGTGATTAGCTGATTCCAAGGAGTGGCCCCAACCTACAGAGAAAACTTGTAGGTTGGGGCCACTCCTTGTTCACTATTTTTAGGCGGGGATGCCCGGTATTTCAACACCGGGAGGACGTCAAACCGGTTTTAGAACATCACGCCATTGTTGCCATTATCGCCGGTGGACGGCTGAGATGGAGTGGCTGGTGTTGACGGCGTGGACGGGGCGGCCGGAGTGGATGGCGTGGTCTGCTGTTGCTTCGGAGCCGTGTACTGCCGTTGCGGAGTATACGTGTACGTGTATTGCCGTTGCGGAGTATACGTCTGCTGGGACTGTTGCTGTTGGGCCTGCTGTTGCGCCTGCTCCTGTTGGTTCTTGGCTTCCTCTTCGGCCTTCTTCTTTTCCTCCTCCGCTTTCTTTGCATTGTCCGCGTCGGTTTTAGCTTTGCTGACCTTGCTCACCGCATCCTGCAAACTGGACGCGGCCTTGTTCGCGTCAGCCACATTGTCCGCAGTGACCTGCGTGTTCTTCCACTGTTTGACGAGGCTGTTCATGGTCTTCTTATCGGACGAGTCGGGTGCGTCTCCGAGCTTTCCTGCTTGGTCGATGAGACTCTTCAACTTGTTGGACACGTCCACGCTCTTCGACTGCAATGCTTTCCGATACGCGTTGTCCGTCGCCTTGTATTGGGTGTTCAACGCTTTCAGCTTCTTGTTGATTGCCGCTTCGGTCATCGGATTGCCTTCCGCCGCCTTGCCGAGCTTGTCACACTCCCCCATCGTGGTCTTGTCATCCTTTACAGGACTGTCCTTGATTTCCTTAATCAAATCCTTGGAGTCCGTGACGCGCTTATCCCACTCGTTCTGCTTTTTGACAAGAGTATTCTGCTTCCGTTGCCTTTCGATTTGCTGGGCTTTCTCCTCCTGCGCATGCTCATAGGTGGAATAAGCGTAATAGCCGCCGCCACACAGGAGTGCGACGCCCGCCAGAATCACAATGACCATGACGATGATTTTACTGATTCTTCCACTATTGCCGTCATCATCCGAAGTGTTGTCGGCGTCCACATTATCCGCATAGTCGGGCAGTTCGCCGTCGAATTGTTGCGGTGGAAAATTGGAATACTGGTCTGACGGCATGCCGTTCGGCTGGCCCGCCGTTCCACTGTCATCCCAAAGTCCAGTGTCATCCGAAGATTCCGCCGCTGGTTGCTGTTGTGGAGACTGTTGGCTGTCGGAACCATTCTCCCACCATAGTTCTCCACGCTTGTTGTTGAAGATGCTGTTCCTCTGGTGGAAGTCATCATCAGGAAAGTTTTCATTATCCTCGTCCGACTGTTCCGCCGTTTCACCGTCCGACTGGTATGCCGCTTCCATGCCGGACTGGTCGGACTGTCCCCCGGTCTCCTGTTCCGCCTGTTGGACGGGAATCTCGTCACCCCAAATATCATCGTAGGCTACCGGAGCGGCGTTCTGACTGTACGGCGAATTGTCGTCACTGCTCCCCCAAATATCCAGTTCGTCGGATTGTTGGCTGTCCTGTCCGCCGTTTTGCTGGCCTGCTGGTTCGCTGGCTGGATTGTCTCCCCAAATGTCCTGTTCACTGTCGGACTGGTACGCCTGTCCACTGTCGGACTGTCTAACCGGCTGACTGTCCGATTGGTTGTTCCAAATATCCTGTTCGCCGGTTTGACTGTCCGCCGTTTCACTGTGCGACTGTTGGGGTTGTCCGCCTGTTGGATTGTCTCCCCAAAAGTCCTGTTCACTGGTCTGCTGGTTCGCCTGTTCACCGGCGTTCCAGAAATCATCATTCGACTGGTTTGCCGTTCCGCCGTTTTGCTGTTGGGACTGACCGTCGGCATACTGTTGTCCCGGCGAATCGACACTCCAAATATCCGCTTGACCGTCCTGCTGTTCGACTGGTGGAACGGATTGTTGAGGCTCTTCGTCCATCTGCCAAATGGAGTCCTGTTCCACCTGTCCGCCTGTCTGCCGGTCTACTGTTCCACTGTTCTGCTGGCCTGCCGTCGAATTGTCGGACTGCTCCTGCATGTTCCACATGGAGAACGGGTCCATATCATCGTCAAACTGTTGTACTGGCGTATTGTTTTGCCGTCCGTCCGGCGAACCATCCGACCGGTTCGCTGGTCCACTGTAAGGCCAATTCTCCGACTGGGAGGAATCCTGTCCGAACGGTTCACCGTCGAACTGTTCCGCCTGTCGGCTGTTTCGCTGGTTGGACGGATTGGCATAAGACTGGTCAACCGTTACGCCGGTATCCTGTTCCACCGTTCCGCCTGTATCCATAGGTGAACCCCACGGGTCCTCCAACAGGCTATCAATGTCGATGCTGTCCTCGTCAACTGTTCCATCATTTCGCTGGTTTACCGGTCTAACGTCAACCGGTTCCACTGGCTGACTGTCGAAACGTGGAGGCGGCGATACGGAAGACTGGCCGTCAATATTAGCCGGAACACTGTTTCCCTGTTCCGCCTGTACGCCATTCGACCGGTCTGCCGTCTCCCCATCGGATTTGGAAGACGCTTCACTGGTGGAACGTTTCGCCGTCCCACCGTTTTCCCTTTTCGCAGTGGAAGAGGCGTTCCGCTTCGCCGGAGACTTTTTCCTCCGATTCGCCGGTTTGACGGCAGACTGCTCTACCGGCGTGTCGGACATGTCCATCAGAAGAGACTCGTCCAACTGGTTGTTGCCAATCAGAAAATCATCCTGCTCAGACATCAGAGAAACACCTCCACACTACGGTTAAACCTTCTACAAGCCCTGCTGTGCGGACTCTTTGGCGAGACTACGGGCGGCGGCCACCGCGCTCACATGGGGCACGTCAACGCCTGCCGCATACAGTTTGCTCGCATGGGCTGCGGCGGCAGCACCCTTCAACGGAGCATCATGGTCGGCGACGTCACGACCATCCTCACCGAAGCCACCTTCGGTTTCCAAACGGCTGGGGGAGTGGCCGTCATCCTCATACATGGCTCCGTCATCCGGTTTTTCGGCGGCGGCTGGGACGGCGACGATAATATCGTCCCAAGACCAGTGGCCCGACTCGTCGTTGCCTTTCGGGGGATTGTTCTCCAACATGTGCTCGCGGAGGATGTCACTCCAACTCTTGCCATGCTTGTGGTCGTCCTCGTAAAAGCCCTTGTATACGCAGGTTTCCTGACCCACCAGTTCAGCTATGCCACAACCACGGGAGACGCCCGCCTCGATAAGATACCCGGGAACTGTAGGCGCATGTTTCGCATCATTCAACACGGTGCCACGAACAGTATCGTTGACCTTATCGCCAATCAGAATCTTCGAAGGAAGATTGGTACGCACGCTCGGGTCCAAACCGTTCTGGCTGGTGGCGGACTGCGCCGCATACAGGAAGAAGATACCGCTGAAACGAACCGTCTGGCAGATTTTCAGCAACGCCATATAGTTCATCGCGCGGATACCCTTCTCGTATTCGGCTTTGATACGGGTCGGATTATCCTTCGACAATCCCGGCGGAACGGTCAACGGTGCCGCCCACTGCGCAATCTCATCGCATACGAGCAGAATCGGCGGATACTGTTTGCGGACATCCTCCGGCAGACCCCACCAGTTCTCTTTGCCATACTGGTTGATGACGTTCGCTCGGACGGCGCTCAAATCCAACACGTGTTGCAGGGTGGCTGCGCAGGATTCCATACTGTCGCAACCCCAACCATGGTCGATGACCCACGGTCGGCACCATTTGAAATCGACGCTCTTGTACTTGTCGTCGCAGACCGCGAGTTGACAACCGGCGGACACGGAGGCATACACGAGACAGTTGATGACCACGCTCTTACCACCGTTGGTAGCGCCAGCCACCAGCACGCCGGAAGCGTCCTTCCAATCGTTGTAAAGCAGGTCTCCCGTCTCGCGGCCACGGTCTGGAAGCTTCATGCCAAAGTAGGCGTGGCGCAGGTCGCTTTTCTTCCAGAACTCCTTCGGCGGGTTGATGATAGGAGGGAAGGTCGGCGGCACGCCCGGATACACGGTGATGACACCGTTCTCGGCGTCAGCCTTGAAGAACCAGCCCTCACCGCCGACAATCTCGACCGTCTCCTGAATCTTCGTATCATGCTTCGAGGGGCGGTATGTCGCCGCATTGCCTTTGATGCGGATTTTCCACCCGCCCTCGGCTGTCGGCGTCAACCTGATAAGCCACGGATACTTCTGCAATCCCAACGCTTCCGCGAACTGCTGGCGGATGGAAATGGTCTTATCATCCATCAACTGCAACAGCACGACGCTCTTGGAACTGGTACGCGGGATGAAATCGATGACCTTCCACGTCATGCCCGGCACATGTTTGATGGTCGGGTCAGTACTGTTAGCGTAATTCAGTTCGATACGTGCGACGGTTTCCTTCTGACGTGCCTCGCCCATACAGTCGGCGGCGTCGATTTCATCACCGTGCGCCATGCCTTCGGTAAGAAGCTTCTGCATCTCCTTATCGTCGGTGGACATAGCCATCGGAGCGATGTACGCGTACTGTCCGTCGGGGCTGATGCTGTCGATGAGATAGCCTTCGTACTTTTCAGGCTGCCGCGCGGCTTTCTCCTGAATCTTTCTCGTCAACCGCATCATGTCGTCCGGATTATGAGCGTCGAATCCGTTGGGGAACATCTTCGACAATCCGATTTTGATTTTTGGCCGTGTCTCAGGCATTGCGGTTTCCTCCTTCAAGGTCGTGTGTTTTCATGATTGGCTTCAATTCTCCGAACCGGTCCTCATAGAAGCCCTGTCCGGGTCTGAGTCGGAAACTATGGTCGGCCATTCGGGTGAGAATCTGGCTCGCCTGCTCCCTGTTGGACGGCAGAACATATTCTTCGATGGGGGAGTAGCCCAAGTGGACGTGGCCGCTATGGCTGACGATGTTTTTCCACTGGACTTGACCGTCCGTCGGGAACGTGGTGGACACCAACACCAGATAGACGCGCATGCCGATGATTCCTCCACGAATCTCCTGTAGTCGTTCGTTGAGTTCACGCAGGTAGAGCCGGTCGTCCGATTCCATGAGAGAGTCCAAATCCTCGAACACCAACAGCAGTGGCCTCGGCGTCGGTTCGCCTTCCACACCATGCTTTTCACGGTATGTTCCACGACGTTTGATTTCCGCTATCGTACGGTCGAGCACGTTCAACGTTTCAATCTTGTCCTCGTAATCGACCGGACTGACGATAGGGGAGGGGAGTGGCTTGTCTTTGAGGTCGAACCTGATTACGGCATACTGTCTGACCAAAGCCTGCAACATGATTGAGTCGGCGAGCATGGTCTTGCCGGAATCATGTTCGCCGCTGACGGCCAGCACGTTCTGGTTTCCCTCACCGGCCCACCATCCGACCGGTAACCCGTGATTGTCCTCACCTAGAATGAACGTCATGTAAGATTCCCCTCCTTCGGGACTTGTCTGAAAAAGCTGAAGCAAGCGGGATGATTACCATTCCTCTTCCTCGACTTCCTCCTCCTCGACGGTTTCCGGATTGTTGGAAGTGAAGATTTCCTTGATGTCCTCCACGTCGAGCTTCGTGAACTGTTCCGCCGCACGCGGCATGTACTGCTGGTAATCGATGGGGTCCGGATTGGGAACGTCTTCCACGAGCTTCGCCAACTCCTCCTGACCGCCCGAATACCATGTCTGCACGGCCATCATCGTGCCTTGCATGCTTTCGTACATTCCACGACCGACCGGAATCGTACCGTCCTCGTTCTTCAACGATTTCTGTAGACGATTCGCTTCGGAAAGATTCTGAGCGCTGACCACGCCAGCGGGAGAGTCCATACCCAACAGGACTCGGCCCAGCGAACGGAAGAAAGCGTTGGCATTGTATTTCTTCATGTCGTCCATGGTCAGACGCTGAGCGCCGAAAATGCATCGGATGCCAGCGGTTCGACCCTGAACGATAATCTTGCTCAACGCGCTCATCGTTCTGGCGATGGAAGCGTTCGTGGCAGACACTGCGGCATTATCATTGGCAATCTGCATGTCCTTCTGCGGGTTCTGCGTGGTCTTGCCCGTCTCCTGCAAGTACGAGTTGAATTCGTCAAACAGGATGTTCAACGGTTTCAAATGCTTACGGTCAGCCTCGTCCACCTCGTCCGGATTCAACTCGAAGATATTGCCTACACCGTACTTGTTGTTGATGCGCACACGTTCGGCCATTTCCTCACGCGCCCACGAAATCACGGCCTCCGTCTCACGCAACTGGTACAGGCCGACGAACGCCAGCGCCTTCGGTCTCGCCCACTGGGTGAAATCGATGCAACCCTTCGATGGGTCGATGAGGATGATGTCCTCGCCTTTCAGCAGAGCCTCCGCGATGACAATCTGGGATGCCGACGACTTACCGCTACCGCTCTTACCGCTGACGAGCAGGTGGGGAGTGGTCTTCGTATCCCAATACACCGGATTGCCCAAATCGTCCACACCAAGCGGGAACTTACGGCGGTCGCATTTCTTGGCCGCGTCCCAATCCGCCATGACGCTTGTCGGGAACGGACTCTTCTTCGCCAACACCATGGAGAATTCCGTACCGTAGGCTTGGATGATTCGCCCATACGGATAGTTCGCTTCGGTGAGGAACTTTCCAAGATTGTATTGCGGCTTATCCAAATCCAATCCGCCCGGAATCTGGAATTTGGTGAGCAGGACTTCCTTATTGTTGGGAAGTACGCCCAACGATTCGACCGTCGGCGTCTTACCGGACTTGTCTTGGACTCCGGCGACACCCCAAGCGTCAGACAATGCGAGTTGGATAAGCTCTTTCTGGGCGGCGCGTATCTTCCAATGGGAAACACTGTCGGGGTCAGTGCCTAAATACGGGTTGGAGCACAGCCAGACGGTCGCACGGTCGGCGGACTGCCAGTCCCAGTACACTCGTTCGGAACCGACTGCGGCGCTGATGTTGGCGCTCTTCTTACGCACGTCGGCCACCGTGCCGCCGCGTCCCAAGTGGAAGCCGATACGCCAGATGGCCGTGTTTTTGCCCATTTGCTGACATGAGTCGATGACCACTTCCGCACGGGATGGCATCACGTCCATGAGCGCCTTATAGATGAGCGCCTGAGCGTAGCGGCGGTATTCGGGTCGGGAGCCGGTCAGTCGGTCGATTCGTAGGGGAGCATTGTCCGCCATGACAAGAGACGTGTTGCCGTCCTCTTCGATAAGACCTATGAAATCCTTGGATGGGTCAAGTGATGACAAGTCGTAGCGCATGAAATCCGACGTGCGGTCGGGTGCGGTCAGCATTTCCGGCATGAACGAGACGGACCAGCCCTCGTCCGTCTCGACGGTCTTCTCCTCGTCGTAATTGCAGACGGGAAGATTCAGCTTCGAACCGACAATATCCTGCCAAGCCTTCTGCTCCTGCTTGAAACGGCGGGACAGTCTGATATACCGGTCGAACGATTTGCTTCTCGTCAACCCGTCCGGACGATACTTGTTGCCCTTGTCGTTCAGTTTCGTCTCGGGTTGGGCGGCGAGCATGAACGCGTTCTCCAAGTCGGAGAAGATGGGCATTTTGATGATGTCGGCGGGACTGAACGGGTTCGCCAGCCATTCCAATCCCAGTTGGGTGATGAGAGCGCCGCCGCTGGGAGGATTGTGCAGGAGCATCAGCCATGCCGCGTTCTCCTCATCGTCGGCGGCGGCGTCGATGACCTGAACGAGCGGGGGACGCTTATGCCATTCGTTTTGGGCGCAGTAATCGTAGGCGATGTCCGCCACGAGTTGCGCGATTTTCGTTCCGACTTTCTTCTTGGTGATGTCGGGGATGCAGGACTCGTCCTTGCCGTATACGATTCTCACGAGGCTCGGGTCGAACTGCCAGCCGTTCTCCTTGATGGTCTTCGCGGCGAGAAGGGATATGAAATTGTAGCCGCTTGCGGTCGCGGCGGAACGCAATGGTTCCGCGCCTGCCTTCAACACTTTCTCGTTGCTTCTCGGAGCATCATACTGGTCTTGCAGACGCACCCTCATGACGTGCATGGGGTTCTTGCGGTGTCCGACTTTCTTGACTTGGGTGACGTATGCGCCACCCCACATCTTCGCCAAGTCGTCGCCTTTAATCCAACCGTCCAACATGCGTTGCGCCTTGACTAGCTCACGCCAGTAGGCCGTCTGCTTCCGCTTGTCGAATTTCGTCACGAGCAGGAGGAACAGGAGAGCCGGAAGACTGATGGTGGTCGGGGCGTCCACCAAACCCAAGTATGCACACGCTCCCAATATGACAAGAAGAACCGCCGCACTGGATACGGCGATGACCTTCTGGGAGTTTTTTCCTTTTTGCAGGAACGCGGACACGCTCACGCCCTGATAGATATGTCGGCGGTCAACAATCCTGTCACGCCAGTGGATGATTCCCATGACCGACATGAACCCGAACGCCATGTTCAACGGTATCGTCCACAGTCCGCAACCTCTGCTCGCATACAGTCCCACGAACCAGCCGACCCACCATGAGACGCGGTGGACGGCCAGCCAGTCGGATTTGGACATGAGGTCGGTGAACGTTTCGGGATTCTCATCAAACTCGTCGTCCCTTTCGGGGCGCGAGTAGGGTTTCAATCCGGAGAACATGTCCTTCCACCGATAGTAGACGTTGAGTTTCTTCGGGTCGATGGGGTCGGTTTTACGTGCCGGGGTCGGATATGTGGCTGTGGTTCCTCCGACGAGGACGCCCAGCCAGATGAATGGCATGAGCGGCAGTTTGAGAAGGGCCCAGAGGATGACGCCGATGGTGATTACCAGTCCGCACCAGAAGCCGCTCCAAATATGTGTTGGCTCTTTGCTTCTGCTGCGGCTTCGCCCACCGCGATTCTGTGTCATCAGGGACTCCATTCGTCTTGTGTTTTCGATTGTTGGAAATCTATTAATGACCTTAATGGGTGGTTTGTTGTGGACCTTTGGAAAACGGGAAAATCGTTTGGGGGAGTCTGGGGTTGTTTGGGGTGTTTTCTGGGCGTGTCGTCGTCTTGGGTTGTGGGTTATTGTGGAAAGTTTAAGCTCGTGCTATACTGAGATTGTCCACAAAAGAAAAAGTCGCCATAAGGAACAAATTATGACCTAAAAGAAAAAGGAGAAACCAAAATGGCAGCACTACTCGTATCGATTGGAACGTTCGTCGTCTACTCGATTTGCGTCTTCTTCCTAGCAATAGGAGGACTGTCCATGACCAATGAGGGCCAGACGTTCGAAACGATGTTCAACAACTTCTTCGGAGCAATCATCCCCTCCATCGCAGTCGGCGCATTCGATATTGTCATGGCCCTAATCGTCATCGGCATCCCCCAAATGATTATCCTGAGCTTCCGAATCGAATTCCACGAGGGCAAGCTGTACGACATCCCCATCGACTGTGCGCTCATGGCCCTCGCACCCATGCTGTTCGTCCACTGGAATCCCGGAGACAACTTCTGCGTCCTACTCGCCCTCATCCTCTACCTCATCCCCACTGGAGTCATGTGGCTGAACACCATCCTGCTCCGCCTCGGCAAGAATGGTCTGGACGGAAGGGACTCCCAATACAAGAAGGTTGACGGTAAGGTTTCTCGCTAAAATTTTTTCTAGATACCGGACCAAAGTCCAACTCTCCTAGAAAAAGGCAAAAACGCTTATGTCCCACAATAAAAAGACCATAACCATAATCACCTCGGTAGTCCTAGTGTTGGCGCTCGTCATAGGCTGGTGCGCATGGCGGAAACACGTCACGGCGGTCAAAGAAGCCCAGACCAGCGCCAACACCAGCGTCCATAAGCGTAAAAGCAAGCCCAAGAAAGAAGTCCAGAAACCCGTCCTGACCGACGAGCAGAAGGACCAGAACAAGAACGTCGCAATCCAAATGGAAAAGGACATGCGAAATTGGGGAGTGGACTCGCTCGCAGACCCTCACCAGTGGGCCAAACAGCCAGCCGACCAAGTATTGGCCGCGTTAAGGACCCCGGACAATATTCATGCCCCGACGGACATGCCCACGTCCATGAAACTGAACCAGTCTTGGGGAAGCGACGCCCCATCCTACGTGTGTAACACGTCCGACTACCAGACCCTATGCGACACCATGCCCACAGCACAATCATGGTGGAGGAACGAAGTATGGGGCACGGGAGCCAGATGGGTGGACGAGCCGACCGTCAAAGCGTACGATGACGGCAAGGTTCGAGTGAAAGGCAAAGTGCGTGCCATCCTCGTGACCAGTGGCGACACGTATTCCGAAAGCGGATATAATGCCCTCACCCCAGCATGGAGGGACTATCGAATCAACGACCTGCTCACCATCAAAAACGGCAAAGTCTCCGATATAGAATACTTGGCAAACCAGCATTGGTGGATTAACCCATTCCTGTCACAGTGGACTCCGGACAAGGTGGCGGACGATTTCGGCTATGGAACCAGAATAGCGATTCCCGTTTCCGGAAGCCTGAATTGGAACGGCATGAATCCTACGGGCATCACTCGCGTGCTGAACGCTCCTACCAGTATGGGGGATATGGATGGAGATGTTGATTGGAGTTTGTGGAACGATTTAATCCAAGCCGGAAACACCAACGGGCAACAGCAAGCTCCAGATTTAGACCCTGAGAAGGATGCGGCCACTATCCACGAGAGGGAATAATCCTGCCTAAAAAATCATGGAAAAAGGGTGGAGCGATTATTGGAGGCCGCTCCACCCTTTTTTTCTTGCTACTTTTTCCAATTTGAATTACGGAAGAACTGGCAGTCGGTGCTGGAAAGCTGAGCTTTTGTCAGCCATCTAGAACCATAGGAAGAGAAGGATGCGGACCCATCACGGTTGCCCTCGCTGATGCGAATCTTCCAACCAGATGGGTCAGAGGAGACTTCCTCAACCACAGCCACGTGACCGCAACCGCCTCCACCCGAGAATGGAGAGCCACGGCCTGATATTCCGTCACCGGGGGTTGGGTTCCCATCTACCGCCCAACCGGCTTTGCCCTTCAGGTTATTAGCGATGTCTCCGCCATTTCCCATTGTCCAAGACCAACCCTCATTGCCATGAATCATGGCGAGGCGATTCCATGCATACCATACGCATTGGTGTCCGTATTCCAAATGTGGATAAAAAACTCCGGCGTCGGAAGCGCTACAAATCTTCTGATTTCCGGAACACATCCAAGAAAAGTCCCCATCTTTGGTGGGCGCTCCGCCGACGGAGCCGTATGAAGTGCTGCCGCTGTCATCGCTTACAGGACAAGTAGTATCCGAGCTGGAATCGTCAGAAGATGAACCGTCAGTATCGGCCGGAGGTGCAGAATCGAATTGAACCTCGGAGGATGGCGGGAACTTGTTGCTCTGCTTGATATAGGAGATGAACTGTTGGGTCACTCCCCAAACCGTGTTCACGTAATCATTGCTCGTCGCGTATCCGGCGTTCTTCAGCTCCTGAATGTACGCGTGCGGGTCGGCGCGCTTCTGCAACGCCCTCGCGTAACGCGGATTCTCAGTAATGAACTTGCCATATCCGGCGAAGCCATCCGCATCGGAATCGTAGACGGCGAAGTCTCCCGTAGTGTCATAACAGCCACCCTGATTGCATTCCTTGGTAGCCATAGTGACGGATTTTTGCCCTTTCACGGCTTTGATTCCGAAGAAGTTATGGTATTTGGTGGTCAACGTGGAAGCACCCCAGCCGCTTTCGATTGCGGACTGTCCAAGAATCGCCTCGTAAGGTATGCCGTACTTCTTGCCAATGTCGAACGCGGCCTGACCGTATTTGTCCGTGTATGCTTGGACGGAATTGGTGACGGCCACGTTGGACGAAGCATTGTCCACGGTTCCGTCCGTATCATCGGACTGAGTGCAGCAGGAGGAACGGTCTTCCGAATCGGAGGAGTCGCTGCTTTTCCCGTTGAAGGAAATACTATTCAATCCTTTATCGTAATATTGTTTGGCTACCTGTTTCCTCTCATCCTCATGGCGGGACGCCCAGTCAGGTCTTTCCCATCCTGCCATCCAAGCGACCGCTGCGTCCTCCGGACTGGAAGCATCATGCCACGTGTCGTACAGGCTGTTATTCTTGACGGTTATTTCGGCTTTGGCTTTCGAAAGGTAATGATTGTTGAAGGAGCTTTTTGCCGTCGCGACGAGCATTTTTATCTGCCCGTCCTCGTCGGAGTCGGGAGTATCCTTCATTCCGTTGGTGTCCATCCATGCGCGAATCTTGCTTCTCGGGTCCCACTGTCCAAGACCGTAGGCGCTTCCACCATCGCCCTTATTTGAGTCGAAGCCGGATTCCAAAGACACGTTGCCTATCACTCCGGCAGTGGACGCTTTGGAAAATCCCGCGTTGGCGAACGCCTTCGCGATTTTGATTGCCGTGTCATTGGTTTTGAAATCGGACGAGGAGCCATTTCCCCCGGAATCGGAAGATGAACTTCCATTATCGGAATCACTCGCGGTTGAGATGCTGCCGCAACCGTTCGAACGTATGGACATCATGGCTGTGTCGGAAACAGTACTCATACCGGTCACTCCGACGGCCAACGTCAAGTCGAAGAGGATTAGGCCAGCCATCCCCATCGCCGCCATTTTCCCTAAACTTTGCACTGTATCCGCCTTACAAAAATGTGGAAGAGATTTTTGCCATCTCTTCCACATTAACAAAATTTTCCCCTATAGGAAGTCCGTCAGCGGAATGGTTCAAATGGAATGCTGAACACCATGTCGTACAGGTCTTCCACGTCACCGGCGGCGGTCCGCGAGTCATCGAGAATCTGCTGTGGTTCCCGTTCCTCACCCCACAGGTCGAACAGGTTCACGACGGTGTTGATTTCTTCCTCGCTTTGGCTGTTGATTGCGAACCCCAATAGTCGGCCCTTGTTGAGTGTCGCCAAAGGTTCGCTGATTGCCTTGGACCATTCGCAGGCGGTTTTCCAAGCGTCGTCGTCCACCGTGTATTCGCCGTCCACACCGTAGGTGAGGAGGTCCCCGTCGGTGTTTTCCTGAGCGATGTCGTTGATGACGAACAGGTATTCGATGGAGAGAAGGTATTCGTCCAAGCTCATCTCGTCCACGTTCCAATCATGGTTCGTGGGAAAATGCAGGTACGGGTAACGGTTCACGGTCTCATCGCCGATTTTGTCTTCTTCGTGGAGCAGTACCGCCGGAAGGGTGAAAATCGGTGACAGGTAGACTCTTCCTTCCACGCCCCCATACTGGTCGTCGTCCGGAGTGACGACAATCTGTCTCATCGAATTGACGATACGGTTCACATACGTGGTGGGTCTTTCCAGCAGGAGTGGCTTGCCGCTTGAGAATCCTTGGAAGGACATGACGTCGTACTGTTCCACGACGGGGGTCGTCTCGAATTCCGGTGGAGACAATGGTGTCGCAACCTGTTCATCCTCCGTCTTATGGGGAGCCGGACGGTTCTCTCCGAAGAAATCCTTATAGCTCACTGTTCCTGTCCTTCCTGCGCTTCCAACGCTTCTTGCACGGCTTTCTTCTTTTCCTCTTCACGACGAATCTTGTCGGTAGCGGTCGTGGAGATTTCCTTCAACAGGTCGGGTGGAATGATGACCTCGACCGGCACCGGCTGTTTGCTGGAATCCTTGAAATAGGCGATGGCACCACGAATGGTCTTATCCTTGCCCGTCTCCTTATCCTTGACGCGCAGACGCCTCATACCAGCCCAATTCGGCTCATCATTCTCCTTCGTATCACCCATGCTCATACGGGAGCGAATACGATTGCCGGAATCCTCAATCTGCAACAGGCGCAACGCGTCACGTGCCGGAGAGTCCTGAATCGGGTCATCCAAGGCCAACAGGAACGCTCGACCGATACCACCGGTCATGCCTGCGTTGATGAACTCCTTGACCTTCTGGGAGGCGAACACCGGAGTGAAACGGCGGGAACGTGCGGTACGCATCCACTCGTTCACTTTGGCGGCACCCTTGTCCTCGCCTAGGATTGCCCAAGCCTCATCGATGCCGACCATTCCGTCTCGTTCGCTTACTGCGGCACCTGCGCCGAACACAATCATACGTAGCACCCAACGTTGGATACGACCGGTCACGGTGTTCTCTGCACCCTGTTCGGGAATCATGGAACGGTCGCCAGCGTTGATAAGGGTAAGGTTCTGGCTGACGCGCAACGGGGTCACATTGTCGTTGGTTCCGAAGATGAGCCGCAACGACTGGTTGGTGTTGACGCTCATCGTAACCATCTTAAACACGTCCAAAGTGTCCGGATACAGATTGTATTTGGACGGGTCCTCACCAGCCTGTTGGATGGCGCGGAAATCGGTTGCCGCCTTGTAGAGGATGGTTCCGCAACATCGTCCACCCTTCTTGTACCCGTAGTCCAACATGGCTTTGACGGTCAGCTCGTATGAGGTGTCGCCGTCGGGTTTCAGAATGTCGGAAATCATGATGGCGGCCATATCCTTGGCCTCCTCCTCGCTACGGAGCACGTTGTACGGGTCGAACGTTCCATCGGCGATGTCGGAGTCCATTCGGAGCACGGTTCCATGGCGGGAATGCACGGCGTCCTCGAAATCGTCGCCTTCCTTCGGGTTGACGAGGATACAAGGGGTTTTCCCTTTGCCGCTACGGGAGTCGATGAGCATCCATTGGAGGAACAGGCTCACCAACAGCATGGACTTTCCTGAACCGGTTTCGCCGACGACCAGAATGCCCGGTCGGGTATCCTTATCCTGCACGGTGGTCGTGCCCACGTATACGGGTTGCCGGTTCGCTTCGGTCAATCCGACCAGAGCGCCCGTATCGTCACCGGCTTTGGCGAAACTGCTCACGCCGCCACCGGCCACACAGGTCGCTGACCAGTGAATCTCATATGGTGTCATGCGTACGGGGGAACACGCCTGCATGCTTTTGAACGCCATCAACTGTTCATTCGCCGTGGTCAGATTCGTGAACTCGAAGTTCGGAATGTTCTGCAACGAGTCCACGGCCATTTGAGCGTTACCGGCCACACAGGTGGCGACACTCAAATCGATGATGCTCGGCGGCATTTCCGGAGAATTGTAAATGGCTTTCTTATAGTCCAGCCGATACTTCAAATCGGTCATGTCGGCGGAAGCTTCACGGCCATGCTGGTAACGTTCTTTGATGTTCTCGTCAATCGTGCGGGAGTTGCGTCTAATCGTATCGGCGGTCACTTTGCCGGGTTCCACCTTGCCGCGAATGGACGTTCCCACCGCGTTCGCGCCACCAGCCGTGGCGACTTCCATTAGCCTCGCAATCCACAGGTTGGAAGGGTCGGTGATGTCCGACTGGGCGAACTGGGTGGTTCGGGCGAAGCAGATGGACGCCGGATATTCGCTGTCAATGTTCCACTGGTCGCAGTCGATGCCCTCATCGTACAGGCGTTTCGCGTTCTGGCAGACCTTGCTGTTGGGGAAGAAGTGCAGGTGGTCGTTTTCCGCGAGGATGGGTAGCGCGGACGCGGACGCTCGACTCACCCACCATGTCTCCATCATCGCAACCAACTGCTCCCGTTCGCTTTCCTCCATGACGGTGAAGGGAATGAGACCCGCGTTCAGCATGATACGTTCGATACGGTGCGCGTCGGGAAGGTATTCCTCGAACATCGCGTAACCGTTCGCCATGGAGAAGCTAAGCTGGTTGAATTTCGTAGTGGCACGGCGGAGGAGGGACTGTTTGCGGCCTTTCCTACCGGTTTCGCCGCCAAGCTTCAACGGCACGCCAATGACCGCGAACTGTTTGCACACGTTCAGATTACGGTAATAGTAAGCCTGATAGCTTTTCAAATCATCCTGTTGCGTGACCGGCGGACGGTAGGGGACGGGCATGGAGCCGGTGAGCAGGTGGAATTCACGGTAGTCGCTTTTCAGAATGTCACGGTAGCGCATTCCGGCCACGCTGACCTCACCGGCCAATCCGTCGAAGAAGGCCATGAAGCTTTGCTCGGCTTCCTTGCGTTTGGAATCTCCGGCACCGTCCAACAGCGCGCTGGTCCAAGGAATCTTCGCATACAACCATACGGTTCTGTCCGGCGTGGCCGCTCGAAGAAGGCCATACTCGCTACCGGGGCTAATGAAGCTTTCCGGACGATAGAATGCGTCTCTTGCCATTTCATTCAACCACTTTCGATTTTGTGGGGTCTTTTGTTCTACTGGTTTTGACTTTAATGGTTTTGCATGTTGTCAACCTTTGAAAAACGGAAAATCCCCTCCCGTAATCTTGTACGAAAGGGGACTGGAAGATTGTGAACCGTCTATTCGTTAAGCCCAAAATATTCCATCGGGTCGAAGTCGGCGCTCAAATATTTTCCGGGGTTTTCATTCCGACCGGCATCGTTGGATTTGGCCGGTTTGAACGGCTTGCCGATAGGCTTCTCGCCCCTCGATTTCAACTCGCCGTAAGCCAACTGTCTCACTGACTTATCCGAATCATGGGAAAGGTTCCTTAACACTTTCACCGACGTGTTGGAATTCGTCGCGATGGCACGCTTCACATGCGGACTCCACTGGTTGGACATGTACTCCAACGTTTCAGGAGCCGTGTTCGGATTGCCTGCCACATTGATACGGGTCTGCACCCAATCGTCGTCGGCCAGAATGTTCAACGTCTCCTGAGACGCGTGAGGATTGAACGCGACCTGCTCGCGGACGGCGCTATCCCTATCCAACGCCAAAGTCTTCAAATCCTCTTGGGACGTGTGCTCATGTTCGGCAACGTTACGACGGACCGTATAGTCGTCCACGGTTAGACACTCATGCAACGTGTCGGAATCGGCCTGCCAATTGCTGGAAGCGGCACGAACGATATTCACCGTGCGGTCGGAAACCACATCACTCCCATGAGTGCTCGCCTCGATAACCCCGTGCACGGCCTGACGCACATCCTCAGAGGGAATGTCGGAACGTTTGAGCGCTTCCACCTGCACCATGGAGGAATCATCCTCATGGAGCATCCGTCTCGCGGTCTCCGTCGGAGTATGGGGATTGCCCGCGACAGCGCCACGAACCCTCCATGATTCGTCGTCGGAAAGCACGTTCAACGTGTGCGCGTCCTCGGTGCTCCGCGCCACCGAGCCACGGACTTGGGGATTGTAGTCGAACTGGCATACGTTCAACGCGTCCTCGTCGGCACCGCGTTCGATGGCCGTGCAACGGACTTTCGTGTCATAACGCGCCCACTGCTGTTCGTAATTGTATTGGTTTTCCCTAGCGTTTCTGGGTGGTTCGCCGTTCGCGTTCGGATACGTGCGTTCACTGTCGAAAGGATGGTTGAAACTGTATTCGGTCGTGGCGAGATTGTTCAACACCGCTGTCGGCGTCCTGTCATCCAAGGCCATGGTTTCAAGGTCCGGAGTACTGGTCTGGGAAATGACTTTTTCGACCGAACCGCCGCCATGCTCCTTGACCCATTTGCCTAACGGGTCTCTTGCCTGTGCTGGATTGTACATGGGTTAACTCCTTTGTTTTTCTACCATTCGAAATCAGTGTCGTTCCAGCCGGACGGGTCCTCATCGTACGTGTCGTCCTGTTGCAATGCTTCGTTTTCCCGACGCATGTCCTGTTCCATGATTGCGTTGCGGGCTACGTACGAGTCGGAATCGTTTCCCAACCGTTCCAATGTTTCGTCCGGGGTGTTGGGATTGTCTACGACCGACCTTCGGATAAGCCGGTTAGGGCTTCCCGCCAGACGGTCCAAGGTTTTCCCGCTTGTATTGTCGTTGCGGGAGAGTTGGAATTGTAGTTGGATGCGATTATCGCGTAACGCGGTGTCGCAGAGTCCATCCAACGTTTCCTTGCTGGTACGACTGTTGCGGCTGACTTCGACTTGGACGAGATGGTCCGGATGTTGGGCGAGTCTGGAAAGTGTTTCCTGTCCGGTGTTCCCATTGCGGGCGACCCTCATGAGGGCTTCCCGCTTGGGGGAGTCATCCCCATCGGAATCCCAACATTTTTCGGCGATTTTATTCAAATCGTCGGAAGAAGCCCTTGGATTGCCTGCGACTTTAGCCAACACTTCCGGTTCATCGTCGTCAGCCAAAGCGGCCAATGTCTTGGAATTGGCAGACATGTTGGACGCCACCGCCGCCCGAACATGCGGGTCGTCATCGAATTTGGCCTCTGAAAGCACGTCTTCGCCAACCACCGGATTAGCCAAGGCGAGCGGACGGTAATAGTAGAGGTTCCCTTCACGGCTTCTTGCGATACGGTTGACCACTGCGGTGGGAGTCTTGGGGGAGCGTGCCGTCCGCTCCACTTCGGTGGTCGGCATCTTCTGTAGGACTTCTCCGAGGGAAGTGTTTCGGGAACCCCCGTGTTCCTCGACCCATCGTCCTAACGGGTCACGGGGTTCGGAAGGATTGTAGACCATATGAGAAAACCTCCGTTTCGCTGTTAACAACCTTATACGAAAAGGAGGTTTTTCGATTAGAGTTTTGGGGAGAACTCAGACTCCGGCTTGGATGGTGTCCTTCTTCACTACGTTCACGTACCGGTCCACCAGTTTCCCGAGTTCCGGATTCTGTTTCAGACTGATGTCCACGCCGAGCTTGGTGTTCTTGTAGAACGCGTAGGTCGGTTTGGCCGCGATGGAAAGGCTGAATTCGTCAACCTTCCACTCGTTTCCCGTGCCACGGTTCAAGTTGAGGAACATGGCTCGTGCGAACCATTCCTTCCCGTCCTTGTCGGCGACTTTAATCATGGGCTGAATCTTATGGGTGACGTCGGCTGTGAGACGCTTGCCCGGTACGGTGATTTTTGGCATTTCACTCCTCCTCGTAGGCGAACATGACGTTCATGTGACTGTGTTTTAAGGCTTCCCCCAGAGGTGTCTGACTGCGGGAGCTGTGGCGGTATGCTTCGATATACCATTTATCGAATGGGAAGTCTTTGCTTCTTTTGACGTCGCTGAGCTTCACCCAACGGGATGCTTCCTTCGCACGCAACGCTTTTGGTGCAGTGTAGCCGTCCCTGTCGTCCATGCCGTACTTGTAGTCTTCTCCGGATTCGAAGAGTTTGCCGACCAGATATTCTCCGTCGGTTCGCCAGAGGATGAACCGGGAACAGATGTCCAGCGAGCGGACTGAGACGATGCTGTCGAATGGGATGATGACTTTGCCGTCGTTCTGTTCCGCATGTTTGACGATTTCGTCCAGCATGCTGTCCGCTTCACGCCAGTTGTAGCGGATGATGGTGTTCTTGTCGGGTTTGACGCTTGCTTTGCCGATGAGGTCTGATTCTGAACTGACTCGCATGAATACTGCTCGTCTGTCCATGAGTGTTGTTTCCGCCATGGTTTATCCTTACTCTTATGTGACTGATTCCAGTATAGTGTTTTCCGCAAATAAGTCCAATACTGGGATTGCTCACATTTTCCTAAGTCTGATGCGAGTAAGTCCCGAACGGCGGGAAGTCGTCACCGTCCGACGTTTGCCCTCGGAGTCCGCCGTGGTGAGCATGGGAACCTTCCGTTCGAACACGAGAGACAACGGCTTGCCCTTGTCCTTACCTGCGGCGAGTTCGTACAGGGCCGGATTGAAGCCCTCCAACGGTCGTAAATCGTCCAACGCTATCCAATATTTCGCGGGTTCCATCGACCATGGTTTCGGACACTGGTAGAAGCTTCCCTCGTCCCACGTCCGTGGATTGTAGGGGCTTCCGAACCCGGTCACTTCTCCTATGAGCATGAGGTCTTCGTCGTGCGCGTACAGTATGACCTGTTCGACGTTTCGCATGACTCCGATGATTCCGCATTTCCATAGGATGTGGTTGTTGTGTTCTTTGCTGAATCGGAGGTATTCCTGCATTATGGTGCGTGGTTGGAAGTATACTCGGCCTTGTCTGGGTGCGTATCCGATTCGTATCATCAGGATTTCTTTTTCACGTGTTGTACCAGTCATGACCCCCATATTACCATATGTGGACAAACCCAATATAACGTGAGAGTGTTTAGGGCGACTGCCAAAAATCAGGATTCGGCATCCTTCTTCTTTTTCCTGCTAACCTCACGGGAAGCCTTCAGACTGGCGGCGACCATACGAGCCTCGTCCATCACGGAAGAATCGTCGGACTTCGATTCAACGCTCCCTTCGGGCGGCTCCACGCCAGCCTGCTCGTAAGTCGTATCACCGGCAAGCCATTCAAACAGGAAATCCAAACCCATCAGCAACGCTTCGGCAATCACTGCGACGGACGGAATAATCATCAGCCCAGTCGCATATGAGCCGTACAGGATATGAAGCAGGAGAATCGCCAGCAACGAGAACGCAAACAAGGCCAACAGTACGCTGAAGCCCTTGTGGAAGGCTTTCAGCGTGCCAGCTTCGAGCCTACGAAATTTTAGTCTGAGTTCCTTCGACATGCTTTTTCTGCCTCCAATCGTCCACCGACAACAGGAAGAGTGCCAGTGGGAAAACAACTAGAAACAGTATGCCGCACACGATGAAGGGAAGACCCCAATACCAAGAAAAACGTTTCAGAAGGAACGAGCCAACAAGTCCCGCCAAGGACGCCAGACCGGACAGCAGATACAGCAGGAACCCGTAGCGGAACATGCTGTAGGAGATTCGCTCCAAAAAAGTCTCTTCGTTTTCACTGTTCTGCATCAGCGTGCCTTTCCGGTAGGATTCCAACCATTGACCGACTTGTCGAACCGGACCATCCCACGGGCCTGAAGCCTGTACGCGACATGCTTCTGCGATTCTGTGACGTCCTTGTCCTGCCAAATGTCGGACAATACGGTCTGCTCTTCATTGGTCAACGTGGACTCCAAAAGTCTGATTCGACGCTCCAACGCCTTCTTGGCCCGCGTGTATCCGGATTTGTATCCGCCCGCGAGTTCGGCCATGCCTTTCCAGAAGCCACGCATGTTCTGCCAGTTGAGTCGTGCGAGTTTTCTGAGCATCCGTATCGCGGTCGAATCAATAAAGAACCTGTAAGGGATAAGCTCCACCAGTTCTGTGTCTCTCTTTTTCGCGTAGGTCAGATACCAGAGGGCCTTTTTCAGGTCTTCCAATCCGTTCTTGTCCTGCCAGCGGTAAGCGTATTTGATGGCGTTGCCGCCGGGGAAGGGGTAGCGTTCGGATAGTTCGATGCATTCGAACGGGCCTGAAGTGTAGTGGCTTGGATGGTTGACGTTATCGTTCCGCACTAGGGTTTCTCCTTAAGACGTGGATATGTGAACAAACCCAGTATAGCATACTATTTCTTAACCGGAACCAAAGCCTTCCGGTATTCGACAGCCAACCGGTCATAGGAACGCTTCAAAGCCTTGGCGTCCCTCACATCCCCATCCAAATCCGTCGAACAATGCAACAGCCTGTAACCCTCCGGCTTCCTATCCTGCAAAGCCGCCAAAGCGTCCAAATCGTACGACCCGTCCAACTCGCTGAACTTCGAAGACACCTGCCCATACAGACGAAGAGCCTTATTGTACGATTCCGTCATCCGACCGACCTGCTGGGAACAGGAACTTTCAGCCTCCACACGAGCGCGCTTGACTTTGCCTTGCGTATCCCACCAGTAGAACGCTCCGCCACAGCACAACGCGAATGATACGACCAGCGACAATACGGTGGCAATCATCTTCCGTCGGCGCTTTCTGACCCACAGGACTCCGTCCTGCACTCCGGCGGCGATGATGCCGTCAAACGACGGCCCCCCCGTTACGGGGTGGGCGGCGGGGGAGCGTCTGTTTGAAATCCGTGCGCGTCCTTCTGAGCTTTGGAAAGAAGGCTTTGCAACAGTCCCGTGGACAGTGGAACGGTTTCGCCTGTTTTCAGCTTGCCGGTTTCGGACAGTTTCCGGACGGCGTACCCGTTGTTGGACAAGTCCAAGCAAGTAATCCATTGGGTTCCCCCTTCTTGACCGGCACCTAATAGGAGTGTTACTTTTCTGAAAGCCTCAACGTTCTTTCTCATATTTTCAACATTTCAACCCGTAGTAGACGACACCGTTCGATTCTTTTGTCCGGTTGAACAGTTCGTGCCCGCGTTGCGTGTTTTCGATGCTTCTGATGACTACTTCCGGAGCGTCGTTGATGCTCATCGGCTCCTGTCCCGCGATTTCCGCCCACTGGTTTTGGATGATGGTGAGGGTGACGCGACTGTTGGAGTCGAGTTGTCGGCATTGCCGTTCGGTCTGGTGTTTGCGAATGTAGTCGGATGCTATGTCGGCCAGTGTGATTCGGGGCACGTGTTTTTCTCCATGTTTTTCGGGAATGTGACTAATTCCAGTATAACAAGGATGGTGTTACGGAGCTACTGTTTCCGGGAATTCCTACGCCAAGCACGGAAATATACCCAAGAAGGTATATCCGCCAGAATCGCGGACACGACCATAACCCCCGTCAGGATAGGTCGAACCGTCATGTCGTCAGGGTCGGAAATGGGAGTGAACCATAGAATCGCGGAAACCCCGACAGCAAACATGACGCTCACGGTGAGCATGATGAACGGCATGTTTTTCTCCACCGGCTGTTTCGGCTTGGCTTTTTTCGCCTGCTGTTTTCTGAATTTCAGAATCTTCCTGCTTGGCTTGCCGTGACGGCCATACATGGTGGTTTCCCTGTTGTTGGAATGGTTGGAAGCCAAGCGGGTGAGTGAATCGGGGTCGATGACTGTGGTGAGTCCTCCGGTGTTTTCTGGTTGTGGTTGCAAGATTTACCTTTCTCTATGTGAACTATTCCAGTATAGCATACCATGTTTTGTCTAGTTCACTTGACAAACGCTTTTTGGAGTTTTACCCTACTTGCATGACCAAAAGAAAAGCCCTGATTAAGCAAATCAGCGCAAAAGCCAAAAAACAAGGAGTACCCTTCACAAAAGCAAACCGCAAAGGAGGTAGGCACGAAATCTGGAGCCTGAACGGAACAACAATACCAATACCCCGACATACGGAACTAACCGAACAAACCACGAATGCGATACGCAAAGAATGCTCTGAAGAATTAGGAAAGGACTGGTGGAAATGATTTACAAGGTTGAAATCGAACCGGACGAAGGCTTTTGGTTTATAGAAATACCGGCCATCAAAAGAGCAACGCAAGCCAAGAACCTCAAAGAAGTTGACGACATGGCAAAAGACCTCATTACCGTCATGACAGGAGAGGAAAACCCTGAAATAGCCGTCACAATGAAACTCCCACAAACCGTAATGGACGCCATCGAACTTCGTAAACAAACAGAAGTATTGGAAGGTAAAACAAAACTGAAGCAAAGGGAAGCAGTGAAAACACTGCACGGAATGGGATTCACTTTTCGTGATATAGGAAAGACTATGGGAATCAGCTATCAAAGGGCACATCAACTGGCTAACTGAAAGCCCCCCTCTCAATTGTCCCGTCCGCAAACACATGTGATTGCGGGTGTGTTTTCCTACTACAGAAAAACACACCCACAAAACATGAAAAACATTACGCCCATCAGGGGTGGGAAACGTTTTTCGGAACTGGTGGAACACACTGGTTCCAGTGGACTCGTAAGGCGCTGGTCAAGTCGTTCATGTTCAATGCGAACAGTCCAGCGTTCATCATGCCGTTCAATTCGACAATTGACACTTCATCGTTGATGAGGCATAGGTCGAGAACGTATGAGGAGTAACCGCAGTGTGCGAACATGCGTCCGGCTCTTATCGCGAATTCGCGATACCGTTCGACCAATTCGGGTTTGATTACGACATTATCCACCGTGCTGTCGTCGCGATGCTCCTGCACTTGAGGGTCAAACCTTGTATGCATGTTGTCGATTGGGGTTTTCATGCCAATATTGCCAGCACCGCATACAGGCTGGTCTCCGACCATGAACACGCGGTATTCGTATCGAATGTCCGCATACTGTTGGATAAGCAGTGCGTTCGGGTCATCGTCCGCCATGATGAAAGCCCATTCACCCCAGTCCTGAACCTGCTGGGTGAGCTGGTCAACGTTGGTGCCGGACAGTTTCAGGTTCGGCAGTCGTTTGCTTCGATGCGTGTATTTGACGAAGAATTCGGATACGCCCTCGCCGATAAGGGATTCGAACGCGTGGCTGACGTCATCCTCGTGAACCGAACTGAGCCGCGTCTTACGGTGCATGAGCATGCGCACGTTCGGATTGATGGCGTACATGTCAGCTTTGGAAGGGTCGCCAATCTGGTCGATGCTCGGCACGTTCAACACTGGACCGAAATGGGGGAGACCAATCAGGTCATGCGGGTTGACGTCATCCCTGCCGCAAATACGGACGATGGCGTCGTCGCCTAGATTGTGGGTACCCCAGTAGAGGCGGGCGCAGAGTTCGACCCAATTCTCTCGGTCTCCCCCCTCTGGTTGGACTTTGCCTATGTATTTTTCCCACGCGTGAATGTAATAGTCGGGGATTCCAGTCAAATCGTCCGGACATTTGAACGGTGGGATGGAAATGACCCACGGTTTCTCACTCATTGATTGACTCCTTTAGTGCGCTTGTTTGCATATGCGATTCCGGCTGTGAATGCTTCCACCGCATAGTCGTGTAGTATTTCAAGCTGTGTGACGCTGAAACCGTCCTTTAAATGCGGTGACAGTTCAGGAAGATTGTCTGCTACTGTTTTTTCCGAAATACCGGGCGAGTCCAATTTTGACTCCTGACTAAGGTCGCCGTGGGCTTGACGACGACCTAAAGACCATGCTTGGTCAGATACTTGTTGTTGATGATTTTAAAGCAACGGTTTCGGCCAAGCTCTCCATATAGTTCGTCGCTTAACCATTCGCCAGCCTTGGCGTGCCAGACGACGCCTTCGTCCAATAGGTCTCGGGTCACGTTGCCGCGTAACCCGGCCACTTTGCCTATCATGTCCATCACGTCGCCGGTCGGCTTCCACTCGTCCTCGTCCAATAGAGGAGCCGCGTTTTTGAGCATGGCTTTCGGCCAATCCTTGCGGTCGAGTTTCACATTGTCCCGCCATACGGCGAACGCGAACGGACGGTGCTTCGTTAGTTTCAAACGGTTAGAGTTGACTCCCGGCCCGCATAGTTCGAACTGGCAGACCATGCCGGGTTCCAGCGCGTCGTCCAGACCGTACTGGTGGGCTACCATCATGTTCGTGCATCCGGGTTTCAGCTCCCAGTTGCGCGAATATATGTGCAAGGCCTCTTCCATGTCACGGCAGAGGGTGGTGCTGGTGCCGTCCACTTTCACGGTCGGCTCCCATGCGAGCGTTTTGATTTCGTCCCAATATTGGGTAATGTTCTGCACTCGAACCGCGTCGGACTTGGAGCATGGCGCGTTGAACGCACCAATCATATCGCCACCCTTCAATGGGGGCAGCTCCTCGTATTTCCACACGTTCGCCTGCAAGGTGATGTCGGTGCCGACCGGGGTGTCTTCCGATACACCAACGATGGAAAGCGGCATCACCAAGCCTTGACTGTACACGCCGCGCAGTCGTGCAGTACGCAGAATGTGACCCGTAATCTCACGTTCCTCTCCGGTGACCGTATTAGTGACGGGCACCGTACGCTGACTCCGTTTCTGCAATTCCGTATACCGTGGGTCGTCGGCGGGCAGCATGGAGTCGATTTCGTAATAGGCGATGTGGTCTCCCGCCTTCAAACCCATATCCTTGCCGACCACGACAATCCAACCACCGATTTTCACTTTCTCAATACGGTCCGCATCCTCGATGGGATACACGCCGTCAACGGTCTGCACGCTAACCATTTTTCTAGCCATAGAATTTTCCTTTCCTAAATCAGGGGAGAAGTTCTCGACCCCTCCCCTGATTCGTTCAATCCATCTCGGACAATGGGGCGAGTCTCAACGGGGACTCTTCCTCCAAAGTGAGCGCCACCGTGACCTTTTCGTCCACTGGAACGCCGTTTGCCGCAAGCTCGTTCAGCTTGGCGAGCGTGGAGTGGATGTCGGACAGTTGGTAACGCTGGTTCCTGTACCGCTTCGGCAGAGGCATCGGCGTGCGATGGTCCGAACTCCATGCTTCGGTTCGATACGTTTCGACCGAAACGGGAACGCCCTGTTCTTCCATCTCATGTCGTGCGTTCCAATACGTGTCGTCGCACAAGTACTGGAATTCCGGTACGGTCACTTCCCACTCGTCGCCGTGACGGTCCACGTTGACGTAGCCGTTGATGATGGAATCCTCGTCCCACGGCACGTAGATGGGCGGCAGATGGTATGAGTCGTCGTACATTTGGTCGAGTTTCACGTTCAGGTATGTTGCCAGAAGCCGCACCGTTCCGAACGGGACACGGGTGAGGGTCTGCGGGTTCTCGCTCCACCGGTTGATGTCGTTGGCGATTTCGTCCACGGGTTTGAACTGTTCCGGTTCGATTTCCCGGATTTCGTCGGCGGTGTACGAACTGTAGCCGTCGTCCAATGAGATTTCCTCAGCCAATTCGCGGACGGTCATGCCGCTGGACGCGAGAATGGTCTTCAAACCCGACTGCGTGTCGTGGCAGAGGGGACAATCGCAGTATCGGATGTTTCGGATGCCGCGCATCAGTTCGGTATAGTTCTTGCCGGTCACGTAATGGGTGCCGTCGGGCATGGAGTATCCAGCCTTGAGCTTGACCTGCCAGCCGTCCTTGTTTTCATGTGGCGTATCGTCGGCGACGTATAGCGAGTTTTCGCCGATAATCCGCATCTTGTTTGATGCCATATGGGGTTCTCCTCACTCTTTCTTTCCGGAGTTTTTCTTGGGTAGCTTGTGGAATTCGAGCACGTTTTCCTCGTTCAACGATTTACGTTGAATGTTCATCACCGTCTTGTTGGTCCGAATGCAATGCTTGCAGATGACCAACGTTCGGGCGTAGGAGCATTTGCCCCGCCCGCCGGTTTGGACGATTGAGATGATGTACTTGTACGCATCATCCAGACTGGTGTTCCGGCCGCAAAGCATGCACGTATATTTGAATCCGCTCATGAGTTGCTGTCACCGTCCAGTTCCGTGTGGAGGATTTTCAGGGCCTCGTCCAATGCTTCATCCCAACCGTTTCGCCAGCCGACCACGAACGCTTCGGCTGGCGAGACTTTTCCTAGATTGGATTGCATGAGGGAGCGTATGGCCCGTTCCTTCAACTCGTTTTCGTTCAAACCGTCTGTTCCTTTCTCCTGTCGGCCATCCATGCGACCGCCAGCCATGCGGGCAATGGTGTTTTCCTCAACCGTTTGGCCTCCTCTTGGGTTTCCGCCACGCGGAGGAATGGAGTGTTGTCTTCCGCGAGCATGTCTCCGGCCATTTGTACGGTTTTCCGGGAAGTGTGGAGTAGCTGTTCGGCTTTTGCGTCGCCGCCACGCCACATGATTTGGAAGCGGAGCGTCGCCCACAGCCATGGATTGTCCCATGACTCCTTGGGGATTCCGTTGACGTCGAACAATTGCAGCAAATGGCGGACACGCCGGGTCAGACTGGCTTTGCTGGTCGAATACCGGCCTTGCTTGGCCCCGGATTGGAACGCTTCCATTCCGGTTTCGAACGCGGTGGGATTGGTCCTTTGCAGGATGCTTCCGGACAGTACGGTGTCGTTGATGTTTTCCGCACTGGTCAGATGCCACCCGTTGCAGATGGGGCAACGGTAGGCGCGTTTCTCAGTATGCTTCGGATTGTTCCGTCCTTTGATGACGGCGAGTGCGAGTTGGGCGTCGCTTTTGCTGGGGTAGCGGACCTTGTTCCGGTTCAGACGGCATTTTCCGGCGGTGTGGTAGAGGGTGTCACGCATTGCCGCCACCTCGAATCAGGCCGAAGTCCTTGAGGTCGTTCATGCATTCGTCCACGATGTTTCGGGCACCGGTTTCGTAGGTGTCGTCTTCAGAGAAGTCGTAGTGCCATTGTTCCAGTTCGACGGTGCCGTAGCCTTGGTAGAGGGTATAGAGAAGTGAGTCTGGGTATCTGTCCGCCACGTTGGCGTATATGGTTCCGACCACTTCGCCCTGCTGGTCTTGCAGTTGGAGGACGAGGGTGTCTTCCGGCGTGGATTGGGAGGTGACCCGTCCGTCTTTCACGCGTTTGTCGTCGTATGTGGCATGGAGGAGGTTGTACAGGTTGATGTTTTCCATGGTGTTCTCCTTTTTCATATGCTTTTTATGTGAACGCCCCCAGTATAGCACAACTAGAGTGGGAGAACAAACTAACCCCTCTTGACAACCTTCGCCCCATACCTGTCAGCCCACTCATGCGCCAAAGTCTTGGCCTGCTCCTTACATGCACGACGACTGAAGGCCGCACTGAACGAATGAGAACGCTTCATGTCCCAAACCTTTCCGTCCTCATGCCGCCGATACAACACGACCTTCAACGCGACGACAGAACCATACTCGTCCCTCACCTTCTCGATAACCACAATCCGTTTGCCTTTATGGGGTTTCTTGTCGTGTTGGCTCATGCTCTTACCGCTTTCCTGAAAAACAAAAAACAGCGGACACATGATTGTGCCCACTGTTCCAGTGTAACAAATTAGGTTGGTAAAACGCCGGAAATCAGTATTCCAACTCCAAACCACGCGCTACCACGCTCCCGTGGTCGGTGATGCGGATAGCGTCTTTGCCCAGCGACGTCCGCCAATAGTCGGCGCACCCGCACTCGACAAGATTCGCAGCCAACCCCTGATTCTTCTCGTTGACCTCCGCGAAACGTCCTCGATGGTACGCTTCGCAAAGAAGTTTTTCGCATTCTTTGTCCAAAATACCCCTTTTGCCTTTCGATGTCTTCCGGTTCCCAGCGTAGCTTCGCTCTCGCTGGAAACCGGCCAACAACGGGAATTCGAAGAACTTCCCTCAGAAAACGTGGTCGTACGGGCCGTATATCCCCTAGAAAATGATACTCCCATCGTTCAGCGGTCGAACCATTCCCGGCGCATGGCCTCATACAGCATGTTCTCCTGCGTCGCGTCGGACAAGGCGCGATGCTCCTCCACGTCGCCGATACCGTAATCTCTGATAAGCACCGCCACCTTGTGGCTTGGCTTTTCAGGATGGATTTTACGGCTCATTTCCAACGTGTCCACAAACCTGTGGGGGAAGAAGAACATGCCGCCATTCACGGTTTTCATGGCCGCGTCCAAGAAACTCAAATCAAAGGAAGCGTTGTGCGCCATGATGATGGTGCGCGGGCCAAGCCAACGGTCGAAGTCGCGTATCGCCTGACTTACGTCGGGCTGGCCGCACACCATGCCGTCGTTGATTCCGGTAAGGGAGGTGATGTGTTCGGGGATATGCTGGTGGGGGTCGATTAGTTGCTCGTATCGTTCCACGAGTTTTCCGCCGTGGATTTTCACCGCTCCGATTTCAATAAGTTCGGCACCTTTTTCAGGTTTGAATCCGGTGGTTTCGGTGTCCAAGACCACGTAATCGTAGAGTGGTGTTTTCATTGGGTCGATTCTTCTGGGGTCTCGACTTTGGTATTTGTCCCAGCTCATGATGTGGTCTCCCTCTGGCGGAATGCGTGTGTGGACGCTTCTAGTCTAACACTTATCGGGTGATGGCCTTGACTCGGGCGTCCGACACGGTTCTCACCACGTCTTCGAAATCCGTGCCCTCCGGCAACAGGTGGGAGTCCAGCAACATTCCGCATACCTTTAACAGTTCCGAATGTCCGTGGGGAGTACGGGTGAAATCGCGGGTCGCTCCAGCCTTGTATGCTCGACGTAACTGCAAGGCCAACTGTTCGCGTGTGAGTGTGATTCGGTCGCCTTCCTCGATGGGGTAGCGGTCTTCCAGTTCCTCGTTGATGATGCTCATTTTTCTTGTTTTTTCTTTCTCTTGGATTTTCTGAATGTTTGTCCTAGACGTACATGCCTTCATGCCAACCGGACAAGAGTCCCCAGTCGGACAATTTGCGGAACCATTTCTCGCATTCGTCGGCGACATTGTTCGCATAATCCAATGTCGGATTGACACTCAGCAGATACTGGTAGTCGTAGGGTTGGCAGAAACGTTCATCCAACACGTCTATCTGCCAGTCGCTCCCATCCTTGGCTATATCGACGTTCATGGTCATGTCATGGTCTCGTGAGACCGAACGACAGAGATACCAGTAGCCTTCCCGATGGTCGGTGAACCCCAGTTCGCGCATGGTCATGTCATCCAACGGACGCATGGACAGTGCCGCATTGTTGTGGTGCTTCGTGTAGGTGACGCCTTCGATTGAGAAGCGTGGAATATTCTGTTTGACGGACATATGTTTTCCTATCTCTCTATTAGTAGTTTTGGTTCGCGGGAGTTGACCGCATGGACGGCGCAAGCCCCGCCTTTTAAGGCTGGGGTCAAGTTTGCGAATTCGTTTGCGAATTGTTCGGCGCTTGCTTGCGCGTAGGTTGTGGTGTAGCTCATGTTTTTCCTTTTGTGTTTGTGGGACTCTACCCTCTATGTGAATAATCCCACTATAACATAGGAGTAGAGGAAACGCAACAAAAACCCAAACGCCAAAAACAGTTCAGTCCCCAACGAACTCGAACACATGCAAATCAGACACGCAACCGGAATTGAGATGCGCCTTATCATCGGGCCAGATGTACAAGACAGGCATATACCGTTTGGCTCTCCTTTTCTAGTGTGGACTAATTCAGTCTAACATAACAGGATTGGCGCGGAAGAGAAAAATTCCCCCGCCGATTAATTCAGAATTCCGGTTCCTCGACATTCAGCAACACAAGCTTCGGACGACGGCTCAATATCCTGCAATCCTCGTTCCAAGCGTCCAGAATCTCGCATGCCAATATGGGCGCTTCTGAAGCGAACGCGGGCATGGAACTCAGAACCGACTGTACGGATTCCAAATCGGCGGAGGGAAGTTTCGTACCATTGTTGGCGGAGTCCAATAGAAAATGTGGCATACGTATTCCTCTCTAAAACAGTAGAAAAAAAGCTCGTGGGAAATTCTTCCCGCGAGCATTCTACAGACTGGCCGTCAGAGTTCCCGTTTGGCTGTGTTCAAATCGTCTACTATAGCGTCGTACAATCCGTCCACGTCCAAGGCTTTCAACCGGTGTTCAGCCAAGTTCACCGGCGTGTACTCGCTATCGTCAAACACCCAATGTTCTGAGGGCGCCGTGTATACTCCGCCACGCCACCGGTAGTTGCGTCTACCGTCTCGTTGGGCGTCGGCGACGAGATAGTATTCGTACGGCCTACCCATGTAGGGGTGGCGGAATGCGATTTCGATACCGTCTCCGAAGATGGTTCGGATGGCGTGTGCGCCGGTCACGTAGGGGACTCTCAAGAGTTTTTCGGTGAGCTTCTGGTAGGTGTCTTCGCTGATTTTCGCGAACATTTTTGGCGTCCTTTGCTTTGGATTTTTGTCGGGGTCAGCCGCAGTATTCGTTGACGACTGCGACCAGTTCGCGCATGCTCATGTGGTAGACGTCGCCGTGGTGGGTGCAGATGTTTTCGGCGAAGAGCCTGTTTTGCATGATTTCGCGCGCTTCGGCGCTTTGGGCGAGTTTCACGCTTTCAGGAAAGGTGCCGGTGGAGTTGTCGTTGATTTGTTTGGCGTATTCGACTGCTTGGGCTTTGGGCATTTTCTTGATGTTGATTGCTCCGCCGATGTAGTGGATTGCGTACATGTTGTGTTCTCCTTTTGGTTGTCTGCTCTTTTATGTGAACAATTCCAGTATACCTCAAGTGAGAGCAACACGCAACGCAAACCAAAAAGAAAAATCGAGGCGAACAAAACAGTCCACCCGACCAAAAACAGTCAGCCACGCTGACGAATGGCACGCTCCCAAATCTTCCGGCGAATTTCGCTTCCCCCAGAAAAAATACTGTCCAACTCCAACATCTTATCGACGGCCTTACGGTACTCCTCCAAACGGTCTCGAAGCGCCGAATAGGAGTCGTCCTTCAACACCTGCTCGATAAACGAATCCGGCACGTCCCACATGACCTTGACCAGCCGATAACGACCGATTTCGTCGGCATTCTTCCATGCATCCATCACCCGCCCGCCGGTGGCCCACTGCGGGCTGCGAGCCAGTACGAGCGCCACGTCCTGCGGTTCCAAACGGGCCAATACTTCGTCTGACTCGTTGTCGTCGGTCAGGAGAGCCGCCTGAACTCGAATCTGACCATTGGAGCTGTCCAGCCAATGTTCGACGCATTCCCTGTCGGGGCGACGGTTTTGGATAATGGTCTTGACCACGCGTTCGTCCGTTTCATCGAAGAAGTTGTGCAGGTCGGCATGCTTGGACGCCTTGAGACGAATCTGGTAATCCTCGTTATAGGCCAGACTGTTGGACGTTTCCGTATCGAGCTTGTCGTATTTGTCGAGCAGTTCGACGGCTTTCTTGCGGACTTCCGCGCTCCTGTCGCGCAATGCCACTTTGGCGAGGTTTTCCACCGGTAGGTTTTTGTCGTCGTATTCTCCCCAGTCGAAATAATAGTTTCTAAAACAGAGGGGGAGTTCGGAGAGATTGCCGGAGTTGAAGTGCTGTCTGATGTTTTCCAGTTCTTCTTTGCCTTTTTGGGTGAGAACCCAATCCCTGTTTTCGTTTTCCTGTACGAGTCCGGCGTTGATGATTTTGGCGTTGCGGTCGGGCCAGAGTTTGTGTTCGGGGTTATGCTCGAAGCGGAGGAATTCGTAGATTGTGTTTTCGTTCCATTTGATGTTGGTGTTCATTTTTACTCCTTTTGGCTTTTCTCTTTTTGTGTGAACAATTCCAGTATAACATACAAGATAAACGACACGCCCAAAACAAAAAAAGAGGGAGCGATATAGGTCGCACCCTCGAAATTAGCTAGGTCAGTCGCTGACGATAATCAGAATCTCAGCGCTCTCCGCCTTTTTGTCCAACAGATACCACTCATACATGCGGTCTTCGTTGAGCCAATCAGGACGATTGCCCCAAAGTCCCTCGTATGCAAGCTCGTTGTTGCGATAGGCGATGACTCACTCCAATGGCTTGTCGCGTCCGATAATCTTCGTACCGTTCACATTTCGCAACCATGCCAAGCCGTGACCGTAGGATACGATACCGGCCTTGACGGCAGGGTTCCGACCATACGTGTAGCGCACGTCCGCAAGATTTCCACCACCAGCGGTCTGCAAGATGGTGATATGGTATTCTTTCTCCACGGCTCTCACCGCCATGTCGCGTTCGAGGTCATCGAACCAGCCGTAGACGGGAAGCATAAGGAATGCCACCAGTATACCGACCACCGCTTCACGCCAGTAGGTTCTGACCCCGACCAGCAGGGCAATGACCACAACCGTCAATCCGATGATGGCGATTCCCGCCAACAGTCGCCGCCACTTGCCGTCGCAATCATATTTGACCGGCGCATACGGGTTTGGGGGAAGTGGTTCCGGTTTGACGGTTTTCGTTGGCTTGCCGGTGGGCTTGTAGGCTTTGGCCGGGGTTTTATCCTGTTTCGGCTGTTTGGTTTCCTTCGGCGGTTCCGGCGGGTTCAATGGCTCCTGTTTGAGTTTCCGTTCCGTATCCTTGACCACCTTCTGTAATTCGATGGTGGTTGACGAGTCCGGTTCGTCCATGGGGTCTTGACCGATGGTCATGAGGTCCTTTTCGAGTGAGATGTTTCGTTCTTTCCGCATTCCGTGCTCCTTTTTGGCTGGTTCGGGAAGTCGGCCACCATACTCATGCGACGGTGTGGTGGCCGACGTTTTTTAGTAGACGCGTTTTCCGTTGCGGGCGACGAGCCTGATACGGTTGCCTCGCGGGTTTTCGTAAATGTCCCATTTGCCGCTGAACATGCCGAAGCGGGCGCTTCCCTTGATTCGTGCTTCCACCAAAGCCGGAAGAATCAGTATCGATACTCGCAATCCGAGTCCACGAACTCATATTCACCATCACTCCACAACACCGATTCCACCGTGGACGGGTCATTCAAATCGATGAACAGAGCGGCCAACTCGTCCACCGACATAGAGGAAAGCTCCCTCCGCACTCGTCGTAAAACCTGTCCCAAGCATCTTGGCTGGCGTCAGATTCATCCAATTCGCAAAAACGCTTCATAAGCTGTTCGGACGGAAGCGCGTATGCGGAGGACTTTTCGTCGGTGATATTGGACCAAGAGTCCATGCACCTGTCAACCAGTTCGTCTACCGGGAAGGTAAGCATGCGGGAATTAGATTTAGGCCACTTGGTTCTCTTTAGAAAACTGACCTCAACGGCTTTGGTCTGCCTTTCCAGCGTGTTTTCTATGGTCTGCATTTTGGTTGTTCTCCTTAGTTTTCCGTATCGCCGGAATGGTGCGACTCTATAAGGTTCCAATGCTTCATGTAAGTGTCTCGTACGTTTTCTGAACCATTGACCAACATTTCGTTTAACGTGGCTCGACCCACGTCGCTGAGACGGCTGATATTGCGGAGAATGTCCGCAACCTTGTCGGCTTCGTACAGTTTGTTCTGCTGGTCTTCCAATTCTTGGGATTGAGCGCCGGTTAGGTATTGGAGGTAGTTTTCGAGCAGTTCCCAGCCTTCGACATCTGCGGAGGAGCCGAAGTCGGGTTTGGTGAGTCGCCAGTCTTCGAGAATATCTTCCCAAGAGTCGTTTTTGACGTTGTAACGTCCGGCGTCCTCCTCATGGGGAAGTTTTTTGATTTGTTTTTGGTTGCCGTCCTCGTCAATGTAGTCGATGGTGAGGTATTCGGCTTTGTCGTTTTGGTCGAAGAGGTTTGTGAAGGTGGTGATTTTGAGGTTGGTGATGGTCTTAATCCTTTTTGGTTTCCTTGTTTTCCTATATGTTTTGTGTGAACAATCCCAGTATACCATGTTAAGTAGGAAAAACAAAACAACCCACCCCCAACCAGCGAGAGCGGGCCAAAACAGCAGTCAGGCGCCCAACAAGGCGCGCGAGGAAGCACCCATCTCGGACAAGCCCAACCCCACATTGTTCGCGTCACTCACACCACAAGCAAAACCATCCTTGCTACCACGAGCAGTGGCCGCGCGACCCGACACCAGCTCAAGCTTGTCAAAATACTCGTTCAAACGCTGACGCTTGCACGACACCAGTTCACGACCCGACGGAATGGCGAGACTTTGCTTGCGAAGCTCCATGAAACGTTCGTTGAGACGGGTGTTGAATCCATGACGATACCCGTAGTAGAACTTCGAACGGGAATAATCGTGGCGCATGTCCTGCTTGCATTCAATCAAGGAGGGGTAACTGTAATCGTCACCGTACGTTTCCTTGACATACTTTCTGTTGTTCTCGTAATATTTCTTGGCACGCTCGTCAATCATGCCCGCATAGCTGATGCGGGAGTGGACGGAACAGTAGAGGTCGATGCTTTGGTAGAGGATTACGGCGGTGTTCACGTCGTCTTCCTCGCCGACGAATACGATGTGCCGTTCGTTGATTTTACTGCCGTAGCGGGATTCCTGAAGGTAGGCGCGGCATTCGTTGACCTTTGCGATAATGTCGGCGAGGTAGCTTTGCTGATGGTAGATGGTGTTTTTGCTCGCGTTGACGCTTCGTTCGACAATGGGCTTGTCGGCTCGCGTATGGTCTCGTTTCCAGTCTTCGATTCGGTATTCGTTGATGAGTTTTTGCGCGCGTTCGAACGCCATTTGAGCTTCGTTGTCGCTGGATGCTTCGTTTTCGGCGATTGCCATGAGCTGGTTGATGCGTTCGATGACGGTGTTGATGTCGGTCATTTTTTCTCCTTGGTCTGGTTTCCCATGTCTTGTGTGAACAATCCCAGTATATAACGTTTTTAAGACAACACGCCAACAAACAAAACCAAAAAAGAAAATGTTGAGAAACGGAAAACTCAACCTTCAAGACGAGGCTGCGAGAAAAACCGCCAATACAAAAACAGAAACCTTATTCCCAACTTTTTTAACATGCCTTGAGCTTTGCACAACAGTTGTAGTTTTATCTCATGCTCCTCAAGGGTGCTCGCGTAGATGGTGTCGGCACTGTAGGTGGCTGTATACATGTCGTAGGCGACATGCATGACATGTACGGTTTCGATGTTGTCCCGGCTTTTGGGCCATTTCCGAAAAAGTTTTCTGGTGGCGTAGAGTACGATTCTTGCCTGATTTGCGTATTCGCTTTTGGGTTTGGTCCGCTTGCTGGCGGGTACTGTCATAGGGGCTTCTTTCGTGTGGTGTTTTTAGCGGGGGTGGGGATGAACCCCACCCCCTAAAGGGATTGGGGGTTAGAAGGAAAAAGCGGGGACAACGGAGTAGCGGTAACATGCAATATAGTAGTCGCTGGGGTCACCGTACGAGCTGACTCGGAGGAAATAGTCGCTGTAGTTCGGGTGGGGCGAACGCTCCCACCAACGGCTGTTGTCGGCACCGGAGGGCGCTGAGCCGGAAACGGTTTTGTAGATTCCAGACAGAATGCCGTTGCCTGAATAGTTGTTCGTCACCTTGCCTTTGAAGTACTCGTATTGGCTTCCCTCCTGACTCAAAGCTTGGAAACCGTTATCGCTTGTCCCCCCGGTGTATAGGGTTGGCACGAGTTCCCTGTAGGAGACGAGCCACACCTTGTCTGCCGTGGCGGATGCGGCGGAGCCGGAAGTGCTTCCGTAGCCCATGTTGTTGGTTTGCTTCAATACGGTGGTCACGTTGTTTTGGAAGTCTGTGGGGAATTGGTTCCAGATTTCCCCAGTGTTCATCCATTGGCGGAGGTTGCTGTCTCGCCACCCGCCTTTGTTGGTGTAGCCGTCAGAAGAACACGTAGTGGTGTTGCCATTGGGCATAGTTCCGTTCATGCAGTACGCTTTCGGCAACGAGTTCCACGCCATGAACGTCAAACCAGCCTTTTTACCGCTACCGTCGGCCTTGTCGTCGTGGAGGATGCCGATGAGTTTGAACGGGAGGTTCGACCCGTCCGATAGGGTAAGCGAACCTTGCGTGCCTTTATTAAGGTTGTCTTCCATTTTCGCATAGTAGGAGCTTCCCTTGCCTTTGTCGCTCAAATCGTCGGCAATTTGCTTCAATCCTGCCGCGTTGTAGCCCGCATAGCAGACCTTGTCCACGCCGGTATTGCATTTCGCCGGTTCGGCGGCTATCGCGTTGCTGGTGAGGAGTCCGCCGCAGACCGCTGCCACGATGGCGAGGGTGGCGAGGAGCCGCCGAACCATGTGACGGCTCCCATGTGATTGTGTGGTGTGTGCGCCCATTCTTGTTCCTTTCACTGTTCTTCCTTCTTTCGTAGGAGGATGATTGCCGTGACGAGTCCGCTGATGCTGACGAGCATGAGGAATGGCAGGAGGAGTCCCATGCCCGTGTGTGGCATGGTTGCCAACCATGTTTCAGGTAGGACGCCCGCGTCCACGTTGGTTTTGTTCGGATTGGCTTGGGTGAGCGTGATGGTCATGGTCGCCTCACCGTACGTGTCCTCGCGGGTGTCGGCGTCGGAGTCGGTGGAACTGGCGTCGTCCGGAATGTCAGTGTCGTTCGCGTCCGGCTTGGTGAACTCCCGGTGGGTGACGCGGCTGAATTGGATGTGGTAGGTGTCGCCGTCCGCGTCCAGATTCTTGAACTCGTAGGCTCCATCCTTGTCGGTCTTGGTGGATGCCACCTGTTTGCCGTTCTTGTCATACAGGATGACCGTCTGGCCCGCGAACCGTTTCGTCTCACTGTCGCTTCGGATGCCGTCCTTGTCCGTGTCCTCCCAGTAGAGGCCGCTGATGGTGCCGAGCTTCTTCGAGCTGGTGGATGGGGTGACGAGCGTGCCTACTTGGTCGCAGGAATCCTCATCACTGGTGCCGAACCAGTGTTGGCGTCCATCCTCCGCGTAATCCGAATCAGTGCGGCATGTCGGATTGCCAACCACATCACTGGTGTTCGAATCGAGTTTCGTCGCGTCCGGCACGTTCGGCGTGGTCTTGCCGCCCGCATGAGGCGTGCCCGAATAGGGCGTGTGTTCGGAGTCGAACCATGCCTGATTGAGGATGGTCTTCGTATGCTCTTTCACCCACTTGTCGATGTCGGACTGCTCCCACTTGGTCGTGTCCGTGGTGTCGCGGTCAACGGTGCCGGTGAAATGGTAGATGACATAACCGCCCGGCTCAATACTGTATGGCAGATTGTAGGTGCGGGTCGTCAAACCGTCCGCCGTGGTTTCGGACGTCGGTTCGACCGGTACGGCGGTCGGGTCAGACGAGACAGCCATGCCCTTCAAGCCGGTGGAACGTGCGCCGCCGGTCTTGCCGTCGCCATACGGGTCGAAGCCCGCTATCATGACCTGCTTGCCGAGAATGAGCACGTCACGGTCACCACCCGCCACGTCGGATGCGATGATACCCGTGTCGATTGGAGTGCTGACAATATCCGTGTTGCCACTGATGGAACCGTTGGTCCAATATATGCCGTTGCCGGTCTTGCCGTTCGCCAACTGGCCGTCACCATTCCAACCCGCCGCCCACAAGTGTTGATTCTTGTCGATGGCGTACAGCGTATTGTAGCCGCCA